TTGGTACTGCTGCGCCAATAAGGTCTACATTTTCATCTATCATTCTTACGACAGCCTGTGCGTCAAACCCTTGATCCGCATCTATAAATAAAAGATAATCGCTCATACTTCTTAAAAACATTTCTGTCAAAGTATTTCTTGCTCTAGTAATTAAAGATTCATTAGAAAGATCAATAAAATTAAGTTGGTGCCCTGAATTAGAAACTGCCTGAGCCAATTGTAAAACACTTTTCATAAAAGCACCACTACAGACACCACCATACATTGGTGTGGCTAACGTAATATGAGCCATAATTCTCCTATCTATAAAATGTAGTTACTGTATCCAATTACTTGCAGTGGAATTGGAGGGGGGTTAGTAGAACTATACCCCTCAATCCCAATGTTAATAAACTTTATGCGAAACGGTAAAACATCATTAATTTTTACAACTCTTGTTTCTGGAACAATCTTTGTAATTGAATAATTTTCTAAAGTTATACTTTTTGTTTTATTGGCGCCCTTGTTGGACAGGACTGCTTTTGCCATTAATCTGTTACGTCTTCTAGGATAACCATACTACCCTGGGCAACTGTCCAGACCTGAAGATTACCAGCAGAAGAAAGTTGTATGTCGAAGATGTCTCCTGTTTGAAGAGATACTGATTCTGATGCCTCTAGAGAAACTGTAAATTCGCCATCGCCATCATCTGCATCATGAATTGGTGTTAATGCCATAATTGTAGTTGCATCATCTGTAATGACACCTTTATTTTGTGCAAGAGTTGGACGTTTAATTTTCATTGTAATTGTCCAATCTGGAATATTTAATGGCTCTTTGGCGTCATCGGTTACGTAAACACGAAACGCAGATGTGTCTCCACGAACTACTGTCCAAGTTACTGTTGGAGGTTTGTTCCCAACTTCATATTGACCGCTACTGCTTCTTGTTGTTGCCATGATTTAATTATAACACTTAAAGTCCGTTTTTAACAGCACCCCAGGTGGCATTTCCTCCCTTAATTGGCGAAACTAATATTTTTCCACTTGTTGCATGTGAATATGAAACAACACCAATAACACCAGAGCCATTTGTTGGTCGGGCATTGACTAGCCCACCAGAAGCCCCTATATATAACTTATCTCCATTAGAATATGTAGAAGTATTAATGTCATCTAAAACTCCAACCGTTACTACAACACCTTCTTGTCCATCTAATATTTGAGCCTTGACCAAACCAACACATGGGAATGTATTAATATCATCAGACTCACATTTATCGATAGTTGCTCTGCCACTAGAGTATCCAGTTATGTATACAGGAGTTCCTTTTATTAATGTTGCCCCGCTTATATTTTTTACATCAAGAGATAAATAAGGGACTTGTAGGGCAGTTAATATATCATTTACCTTTTCTGCCATTTCTTGCATGTCAGAATGAACGTTTACAGGATCATCTGCTAACGGATATGGTATTAATTGCGGATTTGTTGAACCTGATGCCATAATTTTATTATTATACCACTAAAAGCATTGGTAGTTGACAAAATTGATTTGGGGTTGATATAATTAAGGTATTGACACCGAAAGGTGTTATTTTACTTATAGGAGGATCTATGAATAAAGAAGATTTTATTACTGGAATTGCCGGAAGTTTTATTGCTGCCGTAGTTGGTTTAACTGGGGCTAACGCAAATCTAGAAGAAATTGTACCTATAGAAACTGCAAATGAAAAAGTTGAGTCGGGGACTCCGTCCGCAATAAAAGCAAAATATTCTAACGTTACAACCCTGTCAGATAAAGAGTTAAAGGTTTTATTGAAAGCGGTTGGCTTTGACGGACAAGGTTTAAAAATGGCATGGGCAGTTGCTAAAAAAGAAAGCAATGGCAGGCCTCTGGCCTTTAACGGCAACAAGGACACTGGCGACCACTCGTTTGGAATATTTCAGATTAATATGAATGGAAGATTAATGGAGGATAGACTAGAAAAATTTAATCTTAACTCGGTCTCTGATCTTTTTAATCCAGTAACCAATGCAGAGATTGCTTTCTACATGACAAAAGGCGGAAAAGATTGGTCATCTTGGACTTATCTTGAGGGACAAAGAATTAAAGAATTTTTAACTAAATATCCGACAATTAATTAAAAATAGGCAATAGCCGTATATTTTGTTCCAGAAGTAACTCTAAGTTCTCTGTGTCTATAGTTTTTGTTTGCTGGATATATCAAAACATCTCCTGCAGATAAACTTATAATTTCGTTGCCAACTCTATTTTCAAATTGAAATTCACCACCAGCATAGTTGTCGTTTAATGCTATAACAATTGTATAAAAATGTTTTTGTCCATCTCTATCTAAATCATCGTGAAAATCAGAACTTTCAATTTGTTCGTAAATTGTAAAATTTTTTATTTTTTTTATTGACAGTTCGTATTCTTTTATATAATCATACAGAAAGGGAAAGGCATAGTCAATTAATTCAGATTTTAAATTACTTTTTTTAATAGATTGCCCTAAATTGTTTGCCACTAAGTTAATTTCTGAAATTACTAAATTAGGAACCAATAAAAAATTATCTTCGCTTGGCAAGTTAATAACTTTTTGATTGACAATATGATCAGTATCTCTAATATTTTTTAAAGAAGAAATGCTCCATACATTTTTTGTTGATGGCTCATTGTTTACTGTCTGTAACAATTCTATAAAATTTTTATTTTTATTCTCAGAATAAAGGATAACAAAGTTATCTAAAAAAGTTTTATTCATAATTAATTTTCTTCCATTATTAAATGACTAAGACATATAAAGTTTTCGGTTAAAAAAAAGTAATTATCTAAAAGTACTAAAGAAACTGAAATTTGGTTAGAAATTTTTGATTCAAAATCTTCAATTTTTGTTTTTAAAAATGGTTGATCTGGGTTAACAAAAATATTGTCATCTAAAGTTTCTACATTTAGATTAAAAGGCTTAGAATCTAAAGATTGAATAAAATAGTTTTCTTCATTTTCACTAGATATCATTTTACCAATAATACTATCTGCATTTTTTAAATACATGTGATCTACCTCTAAATCTTTCTGTATTAATATTGGATCTATTCCTGACAATATATTGTTGTTTAAACTTTTAAAATTTCCAAAATTTTTATGAACAAAAACAGAATATACTGTTGCAGAACACAAAACAGTATCTCCTGTTTGAATAAAAAATCCTTCTCTTTTGTTATTTAATTTTATGTATCGATGATAAAATTCTGAATGAGTTAAAATTTCTGAATCTTTTGTTTTAATAGATAAAATTTTATCACCAAACTGTAAATCTTCAATGTTTTTTAAAGTTTTATCCTCAAGATATACTTTTGTTCCAATTGGGAATCCCATAAGGCCTACTTATTATGCACTAAATAATTACCCGCAATAAACCAATCTGCTGGCTCACAACTAAATTGATAAACAGTTGTGTCTTTTATTAATGGAGTTATAGTTTCAATTAAAACTTCTGTAAAACTTCCATCTTCATTTACTTGTATCAAATAATCTCCGACCTGTAGAGCCCCTGTTGGAACTACTTGATAAAAGTCATTTGATTTTGTAAACATTGGCTGACTAATTGAAAATAATTTTTCTAAATCATCATTAAAATATATTACTTCGTTTTTTGCAAAAGGCTCTATAGCAACAATGCGTGTGGTTGTTTTGTTTAATGGTGTAAGAGTTTTTGAAATCATTCCTACATAATCAAAATCATATTGCCCTGTAATATCGCTTTGTGGAATTTCTAATAAATTAACGCTGTCAATTTCATCATCAACTTTTAGGTCTTTGGCTGCAATTGGGCCATTAGGTGTGCTAATTAAAGTGTTTTCATCTATGCAGTTTGGTGGCGTAAAACTAAAAGGCCCAGGATTTGGTGCAAAAGAAAAAACTGGAGTAAAGCCAAATGGGGTAAAACCAAATGGGGTAAAACCAAAAGAAACAACTGGGGTGAAACCAAAAGGAGTAAAACCAAAAGAAACAACTGGGGTAAAACCAAAAGCAACAACTGGGGTGAAACCAAAAGGAGTAAAACCAAATGCTCCGAATGGAGTAAAACTAAAAGTATAATTTACTAAATTTACATTAGTACCAACAGCCTGAACTTCTCCTGCCACAATGCTTTGAGATTTAATTGTGTTATTTAGCCCAGCATCTCCTGTGTTTTCGTTTGTTGTGTTATAAACAAAGCCAGCGTTAGTTAAATTTGTTTCTGCAGTAGTTTTTGCAACTCCAACTACGTTTGGTATTGAGTTTTTTCGTGATCCTTTATTTCCACGTCCGATATTTTTTGCCATTATGCAACCAAATCTCCCATAGCAACCCAAGTATTTGCTGCACGTTTTACTAGAGTTACGCTAGACCACTGTGCTCTAATTTTTAGACCTGGGGTAGCATTTACTGTAACTCCCGATGCTCCTGCAAGTGTAACTTGAGAAGAAGAAGTTTGTAAAATATCAATAGCAGTTCCAATTGGAAAGTCAACACTAGAGTCAAGTGGGACCGTTAATGTTCCTCCAGCAGACATTTCTATCATTTTAAAAGAATCTGAAATAACAAGAGTGTAAGAAGATGATTGTTGATTAAATGTGTATAAAGGATCTACGATTGATAACCAATTTGTTCCATCATAAACCTGTAAATCATTTATAACACTTCCGCCAGCATTTTGTTTTAAAAATATAATAGTTCCGTAAATTGGTGTTGGAATTGCTGCTAATGCTGCTGCTGGGTTTAAGAATATATTAACATTTTTTGCAATTACGGTAGAGTTTAAAGATACAGTTGAATCAAATGTTTGCCCTGCAGTCCAAGTGTATGCTGCTGCAGTGTTTACTTTACCTGCAAGTTCATACCACTGGTCGGTGGCTTCATCATAAACATATCCTGGCCTTGGTGTTGAATTAAATGTTGCCATTAGATCACCTGAATAAAAGCGGTAGTGTTAGAATCATAAACATACATCTCTAACGGGGATGTTCCTTTTTTTACCCACAATAAACCATCAACAAGTCCGGATGCTGGGGTTGTGTTTTGATAAACTGATGTTGCTGATAAAGGACTTCCTGTTACAGAGGTTGCAGTGTTTACCCACAAAAATCCATCTACTGGAGAGGTTGGCTCTGTGTTTTGGACTTCTGCAGCAGCAGCGGGATTGTTTAAATTATCTGCAATTTGTTCTTGTAAGTCATTAATTGTATATGCTAATGATGGATTTAATAGTTGAGCAGTATCTGTATTGTTAACATCGTAAGTTGTTGATCCGTAATGATATAGTCTTAGTGCTGCTTGTATGTCAGCAGCATCGTCATACCCAGGAATTTTGCTTGGGTACAAATTTCCAATATTTTCAGAAGCCATAGTTCACCGCCTTCATTTATTATATCACGATTCCTCTGAAATTGGCTCTAAAATAACTGTAATTAAAGTGTGTACCGTAACTGGGGCTGATAGGTTTTGCCAAGTTCCAGAAGTTAGTTCGGCTGCTTTAAGAGTTATTACTAAGTTTTCATTGCTAGAGCCAGTTATCGCAACAGAAGATATTGAGGCTGCAACAGGGTTAGAGTGTCCTACTGAAAACTTAATTGAAAAATTTTCTTCTGTTAATGGAGTTCCAGTTATTTGAACAATATTTGCAATTGGAATTGTTATGTTTGCGCTGCCGGATGTCCAGTTAGAGACAAGATGATTTGCTGAATAAATAGTTGGGTTAACTTTTAAAATTGGGACCCAAGTATTAGTTCCAAGACTAGAGATGTATTGATATAGATATGAGTATTCGTTTCCTGGAGCATTATTAATATATAAATCGTTTAAAATTGGAGTTTGGCCTATTGTAATTGCATTTGGATTCCCAGTTCCTACAAACACCTGACTGCCACGATTTCCAGTGGCGCCAATGTCTAATTGAACTTTAACTTCTGCTGGAGGTCCTAAAACTGTAATGTCGTCAGTATTAACTAAAACTTCTACTGACATTAAATTGCTCCAGTAACGTCATCGGTTATTGTAATGTTTCCAGTAAGCAATGTAATGATATTCGTAGAACTAGAATTTATCTGGATATCATACACGTAGGTTCCTGCAGCAAGAGTTCTTCCAACTGCTGGCAAGATAGTGCAAACAACAGTATCGTTAGTTGTATTAATTACCGCCTGTGCAGAGGTTTTTGTTCCTGCAACTCCTCGAGCCGTAGCAATTGTATAAATTGCACTGTTTACTCCTGCTGGAGCATAACTATCTAATGCAAAAACTGTTCCATCAGAATTTTTTGGAGAAAGAACAAATTGGTGTGTGTCTCCACGGTAGTAGTTAAAGTTATATGTTCCTGGAAATGCCATTTTTTGTCTCCTTGTGCTTTAATCTTTGAGTGAAGGAATCGGACCTTCATTGTCAGGTTCGGAACCTGGGGTCCGACCATTAGACGAACTCAAATTTTTAAAGCGTTATCATTATACCATTAACAGATAGAAATAGTCATGCTTTTTAAAATCATATCTGAGGGGAAGTCAGTCCTTATTTGTGGCTTTGCTATGCCTTTAAAAGATGCATCTTCTATATACAAGGTTTGATCTATAACAAAATCATAAGTATTTTGATATTTTAAAGATCCCACAAAATTTACATGCTCTGTGTTATTTTTTGTAAAAAGCGTTCTTACCCAAACGTCAGTGTTTGCAGAGTAAGTTGATAATTGAATACTGTAAGAAATCTGTATTTTTGTTCCTACCTTAAGGCCTAAGAAATTAAACCCTTGTGCTTCGTCAATCCATAGCCGTTCGTTGTCTTTGGGCAAAAACTCTTCATTACTTAACTTTCTTTTAAAATTAAGAGTTACCCAACCTTTATCTCCTTCGGTTATTCCTAAATTTATTTTTTGTGTTTGCGAATTATAATATTTTGCCCAACCTGGTTGTTGTCCAGATAAAGATATTCCGTCTTTACCAGGCTTTCCTTCTTTTCCTTTTGCACCTGGAGGCCCTGTAAGTCCAGGGTCGCCTTTAGGGCCTTGTGCGCCTTCTAGTCCTGGTAAACCTTGGGGTCCTTGTGGACCTTGAATTGGAACATATGTTTGAGGTGTGGGAAAAGTTTCTGGGGTTATGTTTTGTTGCGCTTCTATAACTTTTTCAATATATGCATCTTTTGTTGCAAATGGCGTTGGCACGTTTTTACTTATTGCCATAAGGTTACTTCTTTATTTTTATTGTTTTGCTAACTCCAGATGCAGTTATACGAATAACATCTGGCAAATTACTCTTAACATTACTAACTTTAACGATAGCCATTATAAACTTCCAGACACATTGCCAATTACAGATATAGTTCCAAGAACAGGAGTCCAAATAGTTTTATTTACATCATTTAGTGCAACCTGTAGGTCAAAAGTTAACTCTGCTACAATTCCATTATAGGTGCTTCCCCAAAATGATGTAATTTCGGCAGGGGCAGTAATAATAACATATCCGTCATATGATACAACCTCTAATTCATCTATAACATCTGTCTTTTTATCATAAGCACTGGCCGTGTATGACCAATCATCGGTATCAATATATGTAACTTCGTCATTGTTTAAAAAATCAACTCTTAGGGTGCAAGTATCACCACGGACAATGGTCCATTTAATATTTGCTGGATCTGACCCAAAAATCTCATTTTCGCAAGAAGACATAATAGGATTATACCACTAAATATCAAAAAAAATATATGAAGGTTTTATAACAATTTGGTAACTTTTAAAAAACTGTCTCACTCTTTAAGATTTGGCCCCAGGATACAAAATCTATAGTGTATACTTAAAATATATAAAGAAAAAAGAATACCTTTAAACCTTAGATATCTTTATATATTATATATAGTAAAAAATTATTTTTCAGTTTTTGATATATGGGATAATAGAGCATCAAACATTTTATCTATTTTAGCGTCCATCTCTTTTCTCATCTCATTTGCTTCTGTCATCCGAACCTCTAACCTTGTGACCTGGTCCTTTAAACTTGATCCAGAATTGGGGCGAATTTCAGATAGTATTTCGTCAAAATAGTGTTTTGTTAACCACTTGATACTTCCAATGACAAATGCTACAATAGTAAAGATAGATACAATTAGGGCTGCGGTATCAGTTGTTGACATAATAAAGTAATTATAACATTATTATTTAGGAGAAATTAAAAATGAAAGACGCTATATTGGAAACGCTAAGTAAGTTTCAAAAAATTATAATCTCTCCAGATATTGATGGTTTTATGTCGGCGGAGTTGTTAAGTCGAAAATTTGATTCGGTTGTTGTTGGTACGTACGATAAAAATTTGTTATGTCTTGCTGACGATGTTAAGCCTGAAGAGTGTCTTTTTTTGGATTGCGATATGAATACAAAAGATTTTGTTTCGGTCGGAAATCATATGAGAATTGAAAATGACAATATGGCTGATTCGTCGTTTAATCCAAATCGTTTTTGGAATACGAAAATGTATACCTCTAAGTTTCCTTACGCAACCTGTTTTTTAATTTCGTCGGCAATAGAGGTTGATTTAGACCTGTATGACCTTAAACGCATGGCTCACGCTGATTCAACACTAACTAATATGGACAATTACAGCGCTAACATGCTTAGATGGTCTAGTAGGCTTAGAGAAGTGGATATCAAACCAATTATTGAAAAAACCTTAGATATATCAGATATCCGAGCAAAGTATCCAACACAATCTTTTGTATCAAGAAGGTTTGGACTAGATAGGTATCTAGTTACGTTAAATGCTGCTCTAATTTCCGAGGGGATAAAACATCTACCAATAACTACGGGTAAGCGCTATATGGCTGATAAGGTTGGTATAAACACCCTTATGCGTTATATGAACGATATAATATCTTATGCAGAAATATACTCAGGCGAGTATAGTGTGACGTATAACCAGGAGATGGAATGGAGATAATGGCAATAGGTTTGATTATGTTTACTATTGGGCTTATGGCTGTTATTAAGAAATATGTCCGATGACGTTAAGCCTTGGGATTTGTTTAATCCTAATCAGCCAAGAAGCCAAGAGGATCTTGTTAATTCCCGCTTAAAAATATGTAGAGCATGTGAATATTTTAGACCTAAGACTGAAACCTGTCGTAAGTGTGGATGCTTTATGAAATTAAAGACTACGCTAGAAAATGCTAAATGTCCAATTGATAAGTGGTAAAAGCGTGTTATAATGATTACATGAGTGTTAAAAGAATAGAACCAATTGAAATAGATAAATTTTTTACAGAAAAAGAAATGGACCTTGTCTATGGCGTTATTGATGCAAAAATAGAAAAGGGTCTTACAGAAAAAAATGATCCATATGCAGAAATGTTTAAGTTTTCAAATAATGGTTTTATTACAAGTAATAGAGACTGGCCGAAAGAACTGATTGATGTTATTAAAAATAAAGCAGAAGAACTAGGCCAAGGTAATGTTTCATATGAGAATATAGTTTTAATTTTTTGCCGATACACGCATGATAGTGGTGGGGCTCCAAACTTAGTTCCCCACGCAGATGTTGTTGTAAATAAAACTATGTACACCGCTACAGTGAGACTTAAAAGCAGTAAGCAATGGGATTTTTATGTAGAAGATAAAAAATTTGATATGGGAGAGTATGGTTCTGCTGTATGGTTTACTGGAAATCAAGATGTTCATTGGAGACCAGATATGAAATTTGAACCACATGAATATTATGATATTTTGTTGTGTCAGGCCTGGACAGATACTAATAATGACCTATATCCAGAAAATCATTTTGACATCATGCTCGAAAAACAACGTGCTTTGCAAGAAAAATACAAAGACATGTTAACAATTGCAGGCACTGAAGACAAAAACACCAATACAGATTGTACAGGCATGTCTGATGGTCAAACTATTGAAGAGGCTGTTGCAATTGCAAAAGAGTTTGGCAGTAGAGCAACAAGAACAAACTAATCTAGAGAGTGATCTACCTCAGATTTACAAGTACAGCCATCGCAACAAAATTCTTGAAAAACCTTTAACGCCAAACCATCATTTATAACAGGTTCGTTATCTTGTAATCTTGCTATGTTAAGGGGTGTTTCATATCCTTTAGGAGTTTGTCTACTCCAAGAATCTGGATACTCGCTCATTGACCAAATACCCCGAAAAATATTACTGCCAAACCAATTATAATTATTGATGCAATAACTTGTAATGCAATTACTCTCATTAAGAATCTTTTCATGAATTTATTATACTACTATATAGTCCACCAGGTGTTGTTATTGAAGAAGAATCCGACTTTTTCTCTGTATGCTGCATACCCCGCATTAATTGTATTCCAATCAGGATCGTGCGTTGTCAAACCACAGTATCGGCATAAGCCATGTCCTACATAGGTATAAGCGTGTTGACACATATCTTTATTATACTACCTGGAAAATCTGAAAAAATTTTTATTTTGACAAAATCTGAATATTTTGTTTAGATGTACGATGCAGCATTTAGAAAATAAAAACCACAAAATATAGTGAGCACATAAAGGGGGGAAGCCCTCTATGCTTGCTCTGGGTAGTGTGTCCTATCGTAGTCAGCAAGTGTCCCACCATTGTCTAGATGGGCCTTGCGTCTTAACTGTTCAGCAGAATACTCAGACACTCTTGCGTCCTTGTATCCAACCCGAATGAATACCAATTAGCGGTGCGTTAATGTTAACCGCTGTTCCTAATGGTAATGCGTCAGCATATCTCTCGATAAACTCTAACACCCTGTCCTTGTTTTCAAACGGCATCTCTTTTACTGTACCGCTTACTGATGTTAGTTCTACTGTTATCATCTATCTCTCCTAATTAACTTAATTGAATAGATGAAAGCAATAGTGCCAACTAATAACCATGATGGTATGTCTAGTGCTAGACCAATGCTGTCAATGTATAGACTAAAGTAGTCTAGATCAAAATATAATTCCATTTATTCTTCGTCCTCTCCGAACATCTCTACTAACGCTTTGTTAGCATTTTGTAAAGCCTCTATGGCTTCGTTAATCTTATCAGCGTTAGTCATAGCGAGAATCCTAATCTATTAGAAGTGATAGCCTCTACCTGTGCTAATTGCTCAGGAGTAGCGTTGCGATAAGCGTTAATGCTCTCAGCAATCCATGGAAAACTTTCCATAGCAAGCGCATGCTCTTTAGCATAGCGAGCCTGTTGGGCTTTTCTAATATCCGCAATAATGTTATTGTTAGGGTTATTGTTTATCATTTATAGTTATCCTTTCAAGATACTTTCTTTATACCCCCTAGTCTAGCAGGGGGGACTGACATTTTGGGGACTTTCCCCTAGTGTCGTGGTGTGAGATACCTCACTTAATTGCTACGCTCATCCTATTGCTAGGCTTATTTGGTAGGCTCATTGAGGCTATCTAATCTCTAACTCACTTACTTGCTAGGCTCATCCTCTTATCGAGGGTTATTTGCTAGGCTCATTGAGTCTGCTTCTTTATTTTTTTGTATAATGGAATTATAGCAGAGATAACCCCAAAAGTCAAGACGACACGCCGTAAATAACACGCATGTAATTAGTGATATACACCACACGACAATTCGGACATATTGGACATGTAGCCCGGCGCTATCGGGTGTGTCTGAGAGAGTTATCCACATGATATAGATCACATACCCATTTCACGCTTAAGTTATCCACATGACCTACATCACACGACACAATGTCCGATTTGTCCTACCTACTAGTCAGTAAATGTCAGTGGTAGGTGTTATACTTCTAGTATAAAGAAAGTTGAGAAAGGTTCTCAAACTTAGAAAGGAATTCAAATGAATTCAGTTATAAATAAAGTGTGTAAGCATACACCTAATAAAAATGCTATCTCTATCGTTAATGACGAAAGATTTACCTTCTGCGAGAATTGTGAGCAGAATATAACTTCTCACTATCGTGAGGATAATGACTTCATGTCTTATTGGACTTCTTGGAAAGTTGGTAAGTAAATGATAGATTTATTTTGTAAAGTTTGCGATGGCTTTGTGCTATCGCTTCCTGCTGATGAAGCAGAAGACTTAACTGTTAAATGTTCTAGTTGTTGGGAATAATAAAATGTTAAAAGAAATAAAAAACAAAATTATTCGTATTCAAGAATTGCGTCGTAGTAATGCTGCGACTCCAATTCCAAATAAAAAAAAGTATTCAAGAAAAACAAAACATAAAAATAAATTGCAATAAAAAAACCCGGCGCACCTGGCGTGTCGTACACAGGCTGTGGATAACTTACGTACGATGTGATTTTTCTCACAAGACTTGAGCGTCTCATTATTTGGAATTACTGGCTAGTAGGTTGTAAATGTCTGCTAATTCTGATAGACTTACGGAGTAAGAAAATAAAGAAAGGAAGTGGCTAACAATGGCTAACTTATACACAATAGAAAATCTCCTAGTGGGAAAAACTTATAACTCAAAAACTTTGTCTGGAGAAATTGTCTCAGCAGAGAAATCTAATCAACCAATTTGGTATGGAGAAAATACGGAAGCGTATTTGGTAGAAATTTTTTCTCCTCATACTTTGCGTAATAAATACCGCACAATTGCGGTGAAGGTTGGTGAATAATAATGGGATATATTGAGATATTTCGCCTTGATGAACAAGGTGCTGGGTGGGTTGACCTTTCTGAGGCTACCCCCGCAGAATTGCTTGACCTAGAAATTGGCTTATTCCAAGAAGGGGCTTTGTGAGATAAATCACAAGGCAACACACCCCCCGCAGGTTGAAAATGTCGGTGGGATTTGATAGGATAGTCTTATCAAACAATAAAGAAAGGTGGTCAGAAATGACTTACACTATAAAACTAGAAACCTATAATGGCGCAGTAAAAAATATTTACTTAACCACTAAAGGACAAGTGGCTGAGTTTATTAACACTTATCCAAACCAATTACCTGTTGGCGTATCTGTTAAATTAGATTGCGATATGCTAGGGATTAGAGGAACGCTAAGAGGTAAAAAACAATGATTAACTCTGTTATGCGTTTTGATTGTAATGATTGCAATGGGCAAGGTCTTATCTTTTGGGGTAATGACCTTGACTACAATGTGGAAAAATGCGAGTGTAATGATTTCGCACTAGGAACTTTATTTACTACGAAAGAGGCTGACTAAATGACTAGAAAAGACTATATCAAAACCGCAAACATATTGGCTGGATTTGTAGATGAAGTTCCACAAAACACTTATGAAGATTTAGTTCAAGAGTTTGCTGAGTGGTTCAAATCAGATAACGAAAACTTTGACTTTGCAAGATTTGAAAAGGCTTGCGGAATTGATGAGATTGGATTAATAAATGTTAACTAATTTAGATGTGATTGCAATAATAATTGCGCTACTTGGTTGCTTAACTGTTATGGGTTTATTTTGGAAACAAAATATTGCACAACAAAAAGAAATTCGCAGATTGCAAATTGCGTTGCGAACTGAGCGACTTAAAAACAAATAAACAAAAGGCCCTAGAACATACGTTCGAAAGGCCCGGCGCTGACGGCGTGTCGCAATCAATAGTCTTTACGTGTGGTTAAGATCACACCCCAGATTCTCCAGATTATGGTGTCTAATTAGATTTTGTCGGTTGTATCTGATAGGATAAAGATATAAAGAAAGAAGGCAAAATGGGTAAAGTAAAAGCAAGCGTAATGGATATATTGGAGTGCGATAGTTGTTATGGCTATGGTTGGCAATTCGTAGGAAATGCTATAGACTATGATGTATGGGCGTGCGAGTGTAATCCTTACAATATCCCTGCCGACAACCTACTAGATTGGAAACTAAACTAATGGAATATACTTATTCACTTACTACTTCGTATGACGGAGAGTTAATTCATACCCTGCGAGTTAGCGATTTGTTTGACGCCGTTCATGCTTGGGATAAATGCGTGGACTATGGCTTTGCTAAAGAATACGCAACCTATAACTTGTCTGACCCAACAGGTAAGATGTATACTAAAACCTTCTACACCAACGGAAAGGTATCAATTAAATAATGGGATCAATAACAGCAATAGGTTTAGCAGATACAACGCTAGACCTAGAAACACAATTAAAGTATCACTTGCAAGGTAATCATTATCCACCAATACCAACAGTAATGGTGCAGCCTTGCATCGAGGCTATTGACGCTTACTATGATGAGGACTACTCTCGTAAAATAGAGTTGCCAATTGTTGATGGATTCCAGATTAGTTGGAAGGGTAATACTTGGACTACCGCTAGTGCATTGGTATCACACGCACACCTAGAGTGGTTTATCGAGCCAGTAGATGAGTAAAGACTTGCAAGATAAACTAGATGCAGTTGCGCTAATCTTAGAGCCTATTCTATGGGAAACACTAGCAGAAATTGAGGAACAATGAAAACATTAGAAAACGATGATATTATTCTAATTATGGATTACTATAAAGTTGATATGTTAACTGCAGGACAGTTAATGGTTGACGATAACATTCTTGTTGATGGCGAGGTTGTTTGTATTACTGAAATAATTTCATTAGCCGATGGATACACTTTAGAAATTATAAATGATTTTGGTGAAAGAGATACTATTGAAGTTTCTGAGTATCAGCAATTTGATTTAATGATGTTGAAATAAGAGGCGCCCGGCCAATGTCCGTTTTGTCCCATTTTGTTAATTACGTATACTTGTATTTTTCCCCTAAAAATGTTATACTTAATTATGACCCAATTAAAGAGATCGCATGATAGAAAGGTCGCTAACCTTGTTACAAAAAATGGAAAGCAAGCCGCAATTGCAAACACGTTCGGATTACCCGCAGGAAAAAACTTTTCATGTCCTGGTGCTACGTCTATCTGCGAGACTGTTTGCTACGCTGGGAAACTTGAAAAACTATTCAAAGGAGTAAAGGCTAACCTCCTTCACAATTGGGAGTTATTAAAAGACGCAGACGAATCAACTATGATAAGTCTATTAGATAATATGATTAATGATTTTAAAAAAGATTGTGAAAAGAAAAAAGCCCCACTACTATTTCGCATTCATTGGGACGGTGATTTCTTTAATGACACGTACACCAAAGCATGGAAGCAGATCATCCTTAACAATGCAGATATAAAATTTTGGGTATATACACGAGTAGAAGCAGCAGCCTTAATGCTTAAGGGTATTGATAATCTATCTTTATACTATTCAACAGATAGCGAGAATAAGCAAATAGGTGTTAGTTTAAAGAAAGATCATGGAGTGCGCCTTGCATACCTTGCACAGAATTTTGCTATAGGTCAAGCAGATATGAAAAAATTGTTTGATAAACCTGGCGCTAAGTGTCCTGAGAACCTAAAAGCCATTCCCCTAATCTCAAATGCTGGAAGTGCTTGCGTATCATGCGGATTGTGTGTATACTCTAAAAGCGATATTGTTTTCTCATCATCTAAAAAATAAGGAGTGGTGCTTGGAACTCTTAATAGGACTATCAATTATATTCGTCTATTTATTGTTTGCTGGTCTAGGACACTAAATGTCCGTTTTGTCCGTTTCTATACGCTGGTGTGAGATACATCACAGATATCACATCTCAAAATATGAGATTATTAGAAATATAACTTGTATTTTTGACCAAATAATGTTATTCTTAGGTAGTAAGCCAAACCAACAAGAAGGAGAACCATGTCCGTATCAACCGCAACATACAAAGTAGGCGACACCTACACATCACAAAAATCAAAGGTAGTAGGAACTATTACCGAAATCGTGCCAACTAACAAAAACACAGTTCGTGTTAAGTTAGATGTAGCAGGACAAACACGCTGGACAACTTGGACAGCAAAGAACGCTTAATCTTAGCCTAGTGGCTAAATGTCCTGAGCATGACAACTAAAACTGCTCAACTTAATACCAGAAACGGAAACCCATCACAATGGCAAGAAGCAAACCCATCAGCGTAAAAATCGCTACTGCTAAGGTTATTACAGCCTTAGAAAACAGATTAGCCGAACTAGAGGCTAACTATAAAACACAAGACGAGAACGAGGCAAAGTTCCAAACCCAAATAGACGCTTGGAAAAAAGAACTATTTGCTTTTGCTATCGCTAATGTTTCTAAGGCAGAAAACCTTAGAACTAACTATCGCCAATGGAACAACAACCTTAATGTTGATTTTGATTTAACAGTTAAAGAAGGCGAGTTCCCTGCTGAACCTGAGCGTAAGTTTGAGCAAATCCATGTTCATACTTATCGTGAGCAGAAAGAGGAAATGGAAAACGCTATCCGTATCCTTAAAATGACCGACGAGGAAACAGTTAGCACTAGCACATATAACGCTATCGCTAGATACCTTTAATAGTTTGGGGGTATTTGACTATGCCCCCAAAATATGTTAGACTAGATAAGTAATGACCCAAACCCAAACAGAAAGGCAAGACCCAAATGACACTAGGCGGATACACATACCAACTAGGTGATTTATTCACCACAAGCAAAACAGGTATTACAGGTAGAATTGTAAAGTTCTCACCTATTAACTCTAAGACCACTAGAGTATCCTTACAATTAGCAAATGGCGCAAGACGCCTTGCTATGGTAAGCACAACTAAATAATTTATCTCTGATAAGCACTTGGCTCATCTGCTAAGTTATTCCTGAGATAAGACTCCTGAGCATGAGTTCTAAACTGCTCACCTTTTAATTGCCCCGCAAAAACCCGGGCACATGTGATGTAGATCACGTCCCACTATGTGAGACTAATTAAGAACTGAACTTGCATTTCACAGGCCATGGTGATATTATTGTATTAACAGAAAAGGAACCCCTAATGAGCGAAGTAATGTTACAAGATCAGTTAACTGTTTCTTATAATCCCAACCTACTTGTGACCTACAAGTATATACCTGAACTGACACCTTCACATGGTGTGCAACTAGGGGAAGAGCCAGCAGCAACATTCATGACTGATAAAGTTACTGAGATTGAATGGCAACTTCATAAGTCACGAGAGTATGCAGCAAGATCATCTGCATTGGCTGCAGAGCGACGTGGTGACATTGAGTGGCTTGAAGAGCACATTGTTGAATGGTATGACCCAAACTATTCCAAAGAAGAAGTTTTAAAAGCGCTAGCAGAACACTTTGCTATTAATCCTATGAAGGAGATTAGCGTATACGGAACTGTTACATTCAGCGGAACAATACAGGTGCCACTGGATGAGGTTGAAGATTTTGACCTAAGCAATGTAACCATTGACGCAGAAATAAGTTCATATGACTATGAAGCGGACCTAACTGTGGACGATGTATCACTGGAAGAGAACTAATAAGAGATCTGTAGCATCCGCTGCAGGGACCGTTTAAATTTGATAGGGGGCTATCAAGATCCTGGACATGATCATAAACTGTCCTATTAAAATGCCCGGCCCGCCCGAAATGTCCGATTTGTACTATTTAAGAAGATTAAACCATTTCCCCCAATCCTATTTGACATTGTCAGCCATGACTGCTAAACTTAGTTAAAACGATCGAAAGGAAAAAAATGGCCCATGAGTTAGAAACTCAAAACGGTGTGGCAAGTTTTGCATCATTCCGTGAACCTGCATGGCACAATCTTGGTACTGTATTTGATACTGAGAAAAACACTAACGAAATGTTAGTTGCTGCTAATCTTAATAATTGGAATGTTAGACTAGAGGATTTAGAAATCCCATCTAGTTTAGTATCTGACAAACAATATCAATATGTTGTTCGCACAAATCCTACTGACAAATCTCAAACTGATGTTTTGGGAATTGTTGGTGAGCGTTATGTTCCACTACAAAATGAAGATTTATTTTCATTCGGTGATAATATTCTTGATGGTGGTGGACGATGGGAAACTGCTGGCTCTCTTAAGGGTGGGCGTGTAGTATTTGGCTCTCTTGCATTAGAGCGTGAAACTGTATTAGACCCAAATGGTGTGGCAGATGTTGTTAAAACTTATTTGCTTATCAACACATCACACGATGGCTCAATCGCTATTCAAGCAAGCATAACACCCGTTCGTGTTGTGTGCGCTAATACTCTTAATGTTGCACTTAACCGTACACGCAAGAAAGATGGCGTCAAGCAATCTTTCAAAATCCGTCATACTCAAACTGCTCAGGGCAAAGTTGCTGTTGCTCGTCAAGCATTAGGTATGGCTAATTCATACATGGACGCATTTGATAAAATGGCTCATGCTATGATAACAAAAGAAATCACCGCACAAGATTTCAATAACATTATTCTTGCTGCATATCCTAAACCTGAAACCGATAGCAAGGGCTCTCTAAAGAAATGGGAAAACAAAGTAGATATGATTAACGATATCTATACTGGAGAGTTTAACGGAATGATTAGTGGAAATGCTTGGGGTGCGTTCAATGCACTAACTGAGCGTTTAGACTGGTATCGTTCTGCTCGTGGTGGTAATAGCGAAAGCATGTTTGCTGCTGCTTCTGGATTTGACCCTGTAATAAATGCAGAGAAAAATCGTTTGCTAACTATTGTTCAAAATACTTTGCAACTAGTTTAGCAATAAAATCCTGAGCATGATTTAAAACTGCTCCGCTGGTCCCATAGATCAATTGGTTAGATCGTTACCCTGTCACGGTAAAGGCTACGGGTTCAAGTCCCGTTGGGATCGCAAGTGGGCCCGGGCATGACTATTTAAATAATAACACACAATTGTTTCATTAAGAACGCTTGACTTTTTTCCCAGTTGCCTGTAAAATATTAATATGACCCTAAACGTAGAAATATATGAAATGGATTACTCATGCTCTCCTGGTGGAGTTAACTGTTGGGAAGTATCTATTGACGAGTGGTGTGTCTCTGATTTTAAAACCGCAGGGGACGCAATACAATACGTGCTTGACAAATACCCTTATGATGAGTTAAACTTAAATGTAAAATCCCTTAACTGGTACTTTAAGGAGTATGCAGATGATTACGCAGTTTAAACCCAAAACCATAAACCAATTAGTAGAAACCATATACGAGGATAATTTCTCACACCTAGATCTAATAGACAACATGGCTAGCGGTGATTGTGATTGTCGTATCCATATCACTCTTAATACTATCTTAGAATATTGGGGTGAGTAATGTCAATGCTAGGGTATGAAAGAGATGATTTAGATAATATGGTTCTTGCAGTTGAATCTGCTCTAACTACCGTGAATTCTGACGATGATCCTTGGCTACACAGAAACCTTACACAAGCCTCTGACTTCTTGCAAGGCCTATGGGCAGAGGGGTACTTTGAATAATGGCTCCTCAATATTCTCAAGACCACGGTGCAATTATAGATAAAATTATGGAACTTATAAACACAGATGGTGAGGTCCTGTCTGATGAAGAGGTTGTTAATAGTATTAGGGGACTTCTTGAAGAGAACCCTCAAACCTATTGGGGTGGAGTGTGATGTAGATCACCTTACGATACCTTGTAATTTTTCCCAGTTCGTAGTAAAATTGTATTAAGAACCCTAGAGAAAGAAGCCCAATGCCCAAGTTAGTAGAACTTACAGAGGATGAATGGTTTAAACAGTTCAAGCCTATCCCAAACCATTTAGACGAGAATGCCTCATTCAATGACGGTGAACATGGCTATATGTTTGAGACATATGGTGATGAGGTAGAGTTTGTTAGAGACCATGCGTTTCTACATCCCAACACTGTATGGACTTACTGTGACGGAGATAACGGTGGTACGTATATCTCTGACGGTATGCATATGGTTAATAGGATTGGTTACTTTGTAACTACCGTGCCCTACGATGACAAACAGTATTATCAGATACAACTAATTGCAGGAGAGGACGACTAATGCATACCCTACATTATCTAGCAGTTGAAGCAGATAACAAGCAAGAGGCTTTTGACAAAGTTGTTGTAAGCCTACAAACAAACGAAGACGGATACCGCATAGGCGATTGGTCAGATTGGCACGTCGTTGGCGGAGGAAGGTGGAGCACTAATGCACAAAAATCTAAAGATTTTATGGACGGTTATAACCATGACAGTACTGATGTTATTGGCTATGCTGAAAATAAAGAAAAGTTCCAAGAAGTAATTAAGGATATCTTAAGGTTCCGCTCTCAAACCATGAACAGAAACATAGTAGAGATTAAGACTGATAAGTTTATTAGTCAAATGGTCGACTATGCTTCAGAGGGTGGCAGGGGTCCCTGGAATGGGGATACCCTAATGAATGTTTATTCTATTAAACAAGCAGCAGAAATGCTCATGGGCTCTTGGACATCCGACAGTGGGTTTTACGATCTTCAAGAACATGTCTCAGAATTCGAGTATTTAAATGAGCGACTTGACAAACCTGAACAGTCTGCTCTACAATATCTAGTACCAGTAGACTTTCACTTCTAAGGAGACCCAATGATAAAAACAAAAACCTTAATCCTAGCAGGCCAAATAGGAATTGATAGCGGACAAGCAATGGTTGGCGACCCATGTTATTTAGAGCAATGGGATACTAACCAAAATGATGAGTGGAATATTGACGGCAAGCAAGGGCAATATTCTTATCATGGCGCAAGTGCCACCACACTTTCTAATGCTTACGGTCAGTTAGGTAATGGCACGGCAGTAGTATTTAATACAGGATATGGCGATGGCGTATATCCAGTCTATGTTCAGATGAACGAGGACGGCAGAGTTTCTAAAGTCGTAATCGATTTCGAGGGGGACCTAGATGAGGAGAATGACTAATGGCTACATGGGATGTTGAAATAATCTTTGAGCCCACAGGTACTTATATGAATTTTGAATATGAGACTGACACTGAAGACGAGAACGATATCTTTAATGAGATAACAAATCAAATATCAATTATACCTGAGAGAACGGATGACTAATGGGAGCACGCTGTACATTCGTATTTAAACAATCAGAGGACCTAGCAGTAGCACTGTACAGTCATTGGGGCGAAGACAGTATGTATACAGATCTGGCTCAGGCCCTAAAGCATGCAGCGGTACGTAAAGGGGATACAGAATACTATACCCGCATGGCTATTAGTTATTTGATGCAAGACTCTATCTTGGATGAGACAGGGTTTGGAATCTATGCATGTAATCCTAATGACTTAGGGTTTGCGGACCATCCAATATTAATCGACCTAACAGATAATACTATTAGTCATGATGGCGTAGACCACAAAGACATTGATAGTTTTATTTCTTATAATTGCTCTACGGATACGCCCGTAGGAGCGCTGCAGGGGTAGGGTCACCACCTGCTAAAAACGAGGGTAGGGCACCGACTAATGGGTGGTTTGTGTCCTACCCCATTTTTTGATATACTGGGGAGTAAGGAGAGTTATGTATCGTATTAGTAGGGCTAAGCAAACAACCAACGAGGAGAAGGTTGCTATTGCTATGGGCAAACACCTTGCTGACTTTTATCTTGATTTAGAAAAGGTTGGATATTATTTGGCTAAGGCAACCCCTTATTTAATTTATCGCAGGGCATTAGAAGTGCTGGAAAGTGCTAAGTTTCAAGAGGACGAGATAGAGCATGCTAAATTACAGTATGATCAAAGAAGGCTTCCATAACAATGAATAGTTTGGTATACTTATAAGATGAGCGAAACAGGACCAACCACTAAGTTAAAAATTCTTTCTGAGTTGTGGTTAACTTATCGTGATGAAGAAGCCTTTGAAGAGTTTGTAGACTATAACGATATAGGACTACCACTAGCCTACGCTATTCATACTGACATTGTTGCTCCTTCTCCAAGGTCTGATCTTTATACACAAGAAACCTTTGATATGCTTTTGGCATCTCTAGGGTTTGTAGATGAGGCAGGGGATATTGTAGATAAAGGCTGGGAAGATTTAGAAGATATGTTAAATAATTCTGAGTCTTATATTAAAGATAACAAATAGGGGGAACAAAATGGAAAGAGTAGAGGCTAGAGCAGAAATATTAATAGATCAAGAGTCTTTTGATAACTGGGTGGTAGTAAGCGGTGGAAATAAGTCAAAGGTTGCTGCTGATCTTATTGGAGATATTTTTGGTCAGGATACTGCTGGAGAATATTTAATTGATGATGAGACTAAGATGGAACAAATATCTAAAGTTGTTGGTTTTTATTGGGGCATGGCCTAAAGGCCCGGTCCATACTTTCCAAACCATCAAACCTTAAAACCTTATTACGATCCAGACATTACGATCCACTGAAATATTTTCCAGATTCATGGACAAACCTTCATATGCTATAATTTCAATATGTCAAACCTTAAAACCAAATGTTATTACTGTGATAAAGAAGCCACCTATGTATCTGACAAGGATGGTTTGATTATAGATACCTGTCTTATACACTTTAAGTATAGGTATTCTGGTTAATCCCCCGCCAAAAATAATGATATAATCAGGTTATGAGTCCCCATCATTTTGCTAAATTAAACCGTAGCCGTCAATCACAAACTGAACGTGAAATTGAAGAGCGTGTAGAGCACGCCTTATCCTTTGCTTTCTCTCCCGTCCGTCATCCCGTCAAGGCCTTTCGTGATATCAAGCGCCTTTTCAAGCGGGGACAAAGACAATCAGAGTCATAATACTCTCTATATAAAACCTTAATACTTTCAAACCTTTTTACCTTTTTTTATTACGAAACCTTAATCTTTTTCCCAGATTCTATATGGTTTTATAACTTTTTCTTTATTTTTTTATAGGGTTTTTGGTGCTTGACAAACCTTTATATCTATGGTATAAGGCATATGCAGGGCATATGGTTTGAAGGTTTGAAGGTTTGGGATAGGAAGGTTTTTCCGCCAGACATTACGAAGCCCCATATAAAAGCGCTCCATTCCCCACCACTTTCCTCCACTTTACTCTACAGTCAGATCTTAGCCCTATCAGTAACATTTATTTTTGATAAAACTATCTTTCTTCGTGCTTCCCAAGTGTCAATATCTTTAGGAAAATCAAAGTCTTCAGTCCAATCATCTATCTCTACGGAGTGAAATTTTTGTTTATCTTGGGTAAATTGATCTAGCAATCGCCAACCACCAGCACTGTAATTCTCTTTGGATTCTATGATTTTTAATATCGTAGACTCTAAGATAGGAATAGAAGAACCATCAAACCCTATA